GCTTGGCTTAAATATTCTTGAAACCCGTCGCGGTCTTCGCACCATTTCAAAATCGTGTTGTAGTCATCGGCAAGCGGGTCGTCTTGATGATTCGGCAGAGTGATCGTGCTCTTACGATTTTTGCGCTGATAGCCGCAAATCATGTTGATATGGCGCATGATGAGATTGAAGAAGAACCGGCGCGACTGGAAATATTGATTGTCGCCATAAATCATCGACCAAAGCGTTTGGTCTCCGACTTTGAATCGCTTATCGATTGATCCCTGCTGCCACATCGCCGCGTTTGCTGGATAGCTAGACGTGTAATAGTGCGCCATCATCCCCTTGAGAGTCTTAGAATCGATGTCAGCGCTGTCTACATAGCCAATGCCAGAACCTTGACTGTCGTATGAACCCATTTTAAACCTTTTTTGCTAATGTATAGCAAAGTAGAGAGGTAAAGTAAATAGTTTAGTAGTAGCCTCCGAAAGATCCTTCACCGACAAGCGAAGAAAATCCCTCTCCGTAGACTTTATTTCGGAGCTGATCGATTGAGAGGTTCTCATCCGGATGAGAGAACTCAGCGCGCGGGAACGCTGAGAAGCAAGCATAGCGCAGAGCGTCGTTGATGTGGTCGTTCACTTTGAGAGGCTTGTCTTCGCCTCTGTCTGCCGCCTTTGGATCCCAAGAGTAAGACTGGATATGATCTATCAATGTCCTGCAGCTCTTGTGAATGACGATATTTTTATTCGAGATGAATCTTCCGGTCGTTTTAATTCCTGGCAATACATCATTTTTAGCATCGATAACTGGCAAATTCATCTGTTGAAGCGCGACTTTCAATGAAGCAGCCGCGGGGTCAATATAGATTGCCCGAACATTCCGGTAGCCAATGAAGTTTTTGAGATCTTGAGCGAGCTCATCATCGCTCTTTGACCGCCCTTTAACCGCTGAATCATAGTAATATTCCTCTTCTACTCTAATCTGAGGCCATCGTGTAGGACTAATGCCGCATAGCACTGCTGCCGTTGCGTTCGTTGTTCCATAGTCAACGCCGACGATATAATATGCGGGTGAATCCATTGGATGCTCGTACATATTATCGTGATCAAACGTATCATAAATGAGTCCGTGCGCTGCTGACCACTCCCCAAGAATGTATCGTTTGTACCACATGCCAGTGTATGACGCTTGAATTTTCTTTTTGTACTCAGGATCCAGAGAGGGATTGTCGTCTAAGCTAAAGTTCCAGTGCTTTAGTTTGAGCTCTTCAGCTCGATCAATATATTCTTTTTTGAGCCAATGGGCTGGGCCCTCCGGGTTGCATGTTGCTAAGAGCTGCGCTCCCTTCACTGATAGCCGACTGATGAGCATACGCCAAAACGGCGCAGGAATGCAGGTCGCTTCATCGACATATGCTATCGCAAGAGTCGAGCCCTGGATACGCCTCACCGCTGACTCATCAGATGCGCCGACAAAATAAACATTGCGCCCGTATAGTTTCGTCTCGGTTGTTTTAGAAGGAGGGAGGCCGAAGCCCAAGAAGCCGAATAGCTCTGTTAAAATATTTCGCTGGATACTATCACGTGTCACACCGATAAGCATACAATCGCCCGGAGGGCCTGATTTGAGTAGATCGATGAGCTTTAAGATGCTTGCGAATGTTTTCCCCGACCGCACCGCGCCTATCCAAATGCTAAAAGGGCCCGTCGCCTCACCGAATGAAAGAAGCTGTTTTTCACTCAGCGACAATTTTTTTACTCTTCAAATATTCATTCATCCCAGAGAGCATTTCAGTTATCTTACCGTCGTTCGGAGGGACATTCTTTGAGTCCGTTTCTCTCTGTTCGAGTCTGATCTTTCCAAGCCAAATAAGCATTGTCGTATTTCCTTTCATAGCCTTCTCAAATTGTTTCGTTCTTAATAAAGACTCACCTTTTGCTTTTTTAGTTGCTCTAAAATTAGAAAATTCTGTATTGTTGTCTAATACACATCGTTTATAAATAGTATCAATATGAACACCAAGATATCCCGCTATTTCGTCAGCTGTACAACCTGCCTCTAAAAGATATCCAACCTTTTCCCAGTCAATTACAATCTTTTTTTTTCCTGGATAGGGATTATTTGGATTTCTTCCTTTATGTCCCATTAAATATTTCCCTCCAGTTCTTCATTAAATCGTCCATAATAGTTTTTCCACTCGACCACTTCAATGAGATAGCGACCGTCAAATGATTGTCCCGTCCACCATCCATTTGTCTCTCTGCTGTCTATGTCACGCAATTTTACAAGATCGAAGAGGACTGGAAGGTACTTTTTAACATCGTACCAGCCGTCTGGCGATGTTTTGAATGTTTTATAATCGCCCTTTACCGTAGCCTGCAACGGTTTTTTAATCATATCTTAGAGTGTAGCGCTTGTATGCGAATAGTACAATGTTTTTTTGTAGTTTTTTCGAGATCTTTCCCTTGCGTTAAATTGCATTGATATTGTATGATAGGTGTATACAAAGTACGCGAGTAACGACCGGAGCGCGAGGCGCGAAGAAGGTTAGCTAAATTCGACGTACAATTCATAAGCACATTGTCAAAATGATTCACGAAGAATGCTAACAACGTGTGGGGTAAAAAATGAGAAGAATAGAAGCTTTTGAAAATTATGCTTGGACAAGAAACTGGGTGAAGTACTTTGACGATAACGGCAATGAATGGGACATACATTTTGAGAAAGCCCGTGAAACTGGGCTAGAAGAATGCGAGGGGCTGTCGCATCAGCTCACGGAGATTGTCATGTCACATAGATCTGCTATTGTCAGTTGGGCTAAAATTTCTAAAAACAATATTAAAATAGCTAAACTTAACAAAGAGCATTATACGTTTTTAAATGAAATTAAAAAGGGACAAGACGCGAGAGAGTATCACAAGAAACTTCTTTCTATTCTTCAAATCGAGGAGGAATTAGAAACCCCTGAGATGCGAGAAATTTACGAGCATATTTGCGATGTAGAAGATTGCGAAATTTGCGGTAGACTCTGCGTTTACAATTTTTTTAAAGATGGGAACAAAAATATTTGCGAGCAATGCGCAGCGGGACGCGAAGATGAGCTCGACGAGTTTAACAAGTGCGGTGATGTATATTTAGTTTTTAGAAATTAAGGAGAAATAAAATGAGAAGATTTAGTTTTATGGTGGCTTTCTTTGCGTTCTTTATGGCTTATAACAATATTTTACCGAAAAGACGAATTGACGATGGAGAATGGGTAGCCGTAATATTAATGGCAGCAGTGGTTACTTACGTTGTGTACACTGGAACTCGCGGCCTCTTATCTTACGGCCTAAAAAAATAAACTTTGGGCGTTCGCTGTTAAACTAACCTGGGTGGTATGTTTAATCCTTTGCAGCGAGCGCCCCTTTTTCTGAAGGAGAAAAAAAATGAAGAAGATAATTAATGAGAAATTGTACGACACGGATACAGCAAAATATATTTGTTATGCTCCCTGTAATTACGAAAGGACTGACATAAGATATTTTTACGAAGCTCTCTATCAGAAAAAAAATAAAGAATTTTTTCTTTATGGGTCGGGAGGGGCTATGAGCAAGTATGGTGATGGCTCTACTGCCAGCACAATAAAGTTTACTCCGATCGATGAAGCTGAGGCCAAATGGTTCATACAGACTCACGGAACAGCTGAGAACTATATCGACGTATTTGGAGATGTGTCCGAATAAAAAAACCCGCTTAACGGCGGGTTTTTGTTAATATTTATATATCAAATCTAAGATTTGTTTTTGAAACAAATCCTTTTTATCTTTATCTTCAAAATAAACAATATGATAATATTCAGTTTCTCCATCTTTTTCGACTTTTTGAGAAGGGTATGCTATCCACTCACCATAACCCCCTGCCATGTGTCGCAAGTTCTTTATGATTAGACCTGAATCCAATACAAGTGAAAATGTTCCTATGGTGGGTCTTCTCTGCGTCGTCTCATAATCCTTTATTTGCATTGATACTCATTTTTTAGTTTTTGAACTTTTTTAAACGATCTCTCTATTTGGAGCTTCGCATATTCATTCGCGAGGCGCATGGCGTAGAAACAAAGCTCTTTGCTTTCTTTAAAGAGAGAGAAAAAAACAGCTCCAGAGTTTATCGAAGTGATTTCAAGTATTTTATTAAGATCTGGATCAACCAGAGAGGGAAGCGATATATTTTCTAAAATATCTGGCTTTTCCAATATTTTAGAAATAAAATACTCTTCTTGAGAACTAAACATAATTAGTTTGAGTCTTTTCTTTAAATGGGAATATTTGTTCTAATTCAGTTAATTTCCCGATATTTTTTTCAAAATTCAGACTGACCCTTCCTTCTGAGCCATACCGGTTTTTTACGATGTGAACGTTGAGGACTCCCGGATGGTTATTGGGATCATCTTGATCTGGACGATGGAGGAGAAGGATTGAGTGGGCGTCGGCTTCAATCTGTCCCGACTCCCGGAGATCGGACTTGATTGGCACGCGATTCCCTTTTTCTGAATCTCGATTGAGTTGGGCTACGCAAATAACGGGGATGTTGAAATCTTTAGCTATCGCACGTATACCTCGGGATACTACTTGCATCTCTTCTTGTTTGTTAGGAAAACGACCATCGGCTCCGATCTCTCCGAAATAGTCAATAAAAATGGCTTGGACTCCACAAGAGGATATCATGCGACGAGTGCGTGCCCGCACTTGATTGAGCTTGAGTCCAGAAGAGGCATCAATAAAGATAGGAGCCTCCCGAAGGTCAGCCGTGCCGCAAGTGAGCCTCGTATACTCTTCACTATCGATGAGACCCTTTTTCACTCTATAGGATTCCACTTCTGACATGATACAGGCAAAGGACATCTGGGCATCTTCAATGTTAGCCTCTAGGGAAAAATAACCAACTCGGATTCCATCTAATGACATATTTTTGATTATGTTTGAGATGAAAGTGGTTTTGCCGACGCCTGGCCTGGCGCCGATTATGACTAGATGCCCTTTGTTCAGTCCATCTAGGAGATTATCTATTTTTTTGAAGCCAGAGCTATAGCCGGTGAGAGTGCTGATGCCGGCGATAGAGTCCTCCTGCTTTTTCTGAACCCATTGAAGAAAATTAAGCCCAGAATTCCTGTACTCCTGCTCATAAGCATCGCCGAGTTTGATTGTCGTCTCTTTTTGATTGTGACCAAAAATATCGGCAAGCCTTTTACTAAAGTCATTTTCGAGCTGACCCAAAGAAGGCCCTTTTTTTGACGATAGCGCGATTATTTCACTTCCGAGGCTCATCAGACGCCTACGCATTGAATTCTCTCTTATAGCGGAAATAAAGTGGCTTGCGTCATCAATATGGTCGGCTGAATGAAGCTCAAGCCCATAGATCAGCGGAATGTCAAGGCTTTGGGGAAAATGCTCTTGAATGATGCGGATAATAGACTCCGGCTCGATCGCAGAATTCTCTTTGTAGAGAAGATGCATAGCGGCAAAGATGGCTCTGTAATTGGGGGAAAAAAAATCCTCCGGGGTGAGGGAGTCAAAAGCATCGTTTACTACATTGATGTTTGTGAGCATTCTCCCGAGTAGGGTAGCTTCAGCATCAAGGTCTGTTGGCAATTCCATGTGATCCCCTTTGTTTTGGCGTCTCATTATACCCATTCCTCGGTTATTCGTCCAAAGTTTTTTTGCAGTCCCCCAAAGATGTATCTCTCGAGATTATCGCTCATCGGCCGTCTGTTTTTTTTCATTGCTTTGATGACATTTTCAAGCTGAAAGTTGATGGCTACTCGTCCATATAGTTTGACCCACTTCAAAAGTTCCGACTCTCGAATATGCGTTGCTAGCTCATCAACAGATCGTTTTTTAGATAGTGTTATACCGTCTTTTGCGAGCTTTTCTTTCGTCTTTTTCAGATCTTCAGGAGTGAGCGGCCCAGATCCCGGCTTCGTTTCCTCGTCTTTGGGTTTTTCAAACCTGGATCGATCAGGTTGTTTTACGGCAGGGGGTGGTGGCTGCCCGATCTTGTCAAG